TCAAAAAGATTTAATTGAATTTCAATTAAAATTTACTGATAGTAATATTAAAAATAGTAATAAATCACTTAATTCTTTATTAGTTTACTTTAGAAATATTACAGATATAGATGTAAAAAATAGTTATATTCATGTTTATCGTGAATCTAGTGTACTTATTAATTTATTGCCTTCAGTTACTAATTTTTCATTTTGTATTATTAGAAATGGTGTAATTATTTACTATTTTAAAATTAATTCTGAAATATTTTTAAGAGATCAAGTTTTAACATGTCTTGATGAAAATAATCCTTCATCATTGTTAAATTATTTTAGAGATCCTTCTTTTTTCAAAGAAGAAATAGAAAATGGTTCAATTTTTAATAATTGTTGCATTGATATATACTCTGAAAAAAATGATTTGCCAATATTAAGTTTTGAATTTTCTGTAGAAAATTATGTAAATTATATTCATGAATATAATTTTACTAATAAAATTAATTTTGATTATTTTACTATAGATATAAATGACCAAAGAATATTTCAAAATTATGTAACTGTTATATCTTATAGAAATTTAATTCAAAATGAAACTATTGTAATTACAAAGACAAATTTGAATTCTAAATTTGATAAATATGTAAATGTTTCTAGCAATTTTAAAGAACATATAAATAAAATTACTAAACTACAAAATTTAGATAGTGTAAAGTTATTAAATGTATTGTTTAAAACTGGTAATATAAATGCAAATTCTAGTGAATATCATAAATTAGTTAAATATTTGTCTGAAAACGATAATACTAATAAATATAAAAGTAATGATTTATTATTTTTATATGAAAAAATAGATAAAAAAAACTTTAATTATGATGGATTAGTTTCAGCATCGTATTTAAATGAAATGTTATTTTATCTATGGTATTTTGGTATTGATATTTTAATAGCTACTTATAAACTTCATGTTACAGCTAGTACATATTTAATTAAAGGTTTATCTTATTTTTATGATTTAAAACTCACTAAAGTATCAGATAAAGTATTAGTTAAAAATGGTGATATTATTATTTTCACAAGAGAAAATAAAAAAATACCAAGTTTAAATATTTGTAATCCTTATAAAGTTATTAATATTTTGAATGTAAACAATGCAACTAGAGTAATATTAGTTGATGAAAAAGGTATAGAGTATTTAACAGAATTAAAAAATTATAAAATAGTAAATAATGAACAAAGTTTATTTAAAAATACTAAGCAGACATCCTTCTCACCGATCGTTAAGAAATTTGAAAAGAATTCAAACAACAAATCAAACAAAAATGACCTCATTTTTGGCGAAAACGGGATCGATTTCAATTTCCCAAGGCCGCAACTTAGACACGTCGATGGACGCTTCAATGAATTACGTGAAGCAGCAGCAAACATCCCTTAATAATGATACATTATTAATTGTGAGATTTGGTTCAAGTACAACTACTGAACAAATTTTAAATGCTAGAAGAGCAGAATTAAAAAATAAAGGTAAGTCTAAAGGTAAGTTAAATTACGATAAGATGAACGTTATTGAGCTTAATTCTGTTGAAGGTATTAAGAACTCTTCAGACAAGTTGTTAATGAAACGTGCTTTTGCAAAAGCTGGTGTTAAAACTGCTACATGGTACACTACTTCTGATGGTAAAACATTTTATCAAAGTGAAGATAAATCTAAAAGTGTAAATATTAATGATTTGGAATATCCTATTGTTTTAAAAAGTAGAACAGGTTCAAGAGGACGAGGTAATACTTTATGTAAAACAAAAGAAGAATTAGTAGCTGCTATGAGTGGTAAAACATTATCTAATTATATATTAGAGAAGTATTACGCTTATAACAAAGAATATAGAATTCACGCTAATTTAAACGGGTATTTTTATACTTGTAGAAAAGTTTTGAAATCTGATACTCCTGAAGATAAAAGATGGTTTAGAAATGATTCTAATTCATCTTGGTTAATTGAGGAAAATGAAGGTTTTGAAAAACCTAGATCTTTTGACGCAATTGTAAATGATTGTGTTAATGCTCTTAAACATCTAAAGCTAGATTTTGCTGCTTTTGATATTAGAGTGCAATCATCTAAAGATAAAAAAGGAAGAAATAGAGAATTTGAAGATTACATTCTTATTGAATCTAATTCAGCTCCTTCTTTTGGTGATAGAACAGCACAAGAGTATGAAAAAATGATTACATCATTGGTAAAATGACAGAAGTTTTAGTAGAAGAAGAATTAAATGTAGAATTAGATAGTCTAAAAGAAAAATTCGATGAATTAATTGAGTTTAGAAAAAAACACAAAGATGATATTGTTAAACGTATAAACCAGTATAGTAATAGTTATTTTTGTAATTACCAAATAGAAGGTGATTATGATAATGAAAAAATAATGTTTAATTTTCCAAACTATGCATGTTTTGCTTATTGCTTAACATCAACTTATATAGCTAAAAGTAAATATTATCAGCCATTTGCAAAACATTGTAAAAATTTCAAAATGGCAATTACTATACCTAAAGTTTATAATTTAAAAAAATATTTACCTGAATCAGTAATTAAGAAATATTCAAATGAAGAATATAATTTATTACAATATCAAAACTTAATTGATATATTAACTAACTTAGATTTAACATATCTATTAGAAGAAAATAATGAATATTGGTCATTGTATGTTGACTTTACAGATATTAATTTTAATTACATTAAGTTTTGTTTATATATGATTCGTAGTAATTATGAATCATATATGATGAATAATGTAATTATTGAAAATAATAAATTTAAAAGTAATGACTATTTGAATATATTAAATGATTACAAAAATGAATATCCTAATGTTCATTTATTTTCTTTAATATTAATATTAAGATTTGGATTAGCTGCTTGTTATTATGGTCATAGAATAATGGTATATGAAAGTTTTGATTTTACTAATGCTAAAATGAATTCTTTTATTGATAATTTAGTAAATAACAAAGTTGAAGGTAGTTATTTAGATCAGCATATAGATGACCATTTTAGAAGATCTCCAAATTCAAGATCTGATTATTTTTACAAAACTAGACATGATTATAAATCATCTCAATATATAGTTGATATTGACTTTGACAAAATAGAAAAAAAATTAAAACAATATGAAAATTTATGTAATAGGTAGCTCAATAGGTTACGCAAGATGGATGTTAGATGTATTAAATGCTACACTAACAGATAAAATGGAAGATTCAGACCTAGTTGTACTTACTGGCGGTGCTGATATTGATCCTATGTTTTATGGCGAAAACAAAGGTAAATATACAAGTACATATGCACAAAGAGATGATTATGAATTTGCTGAAATTAATAAAGCTATCGATTTAAATAAAAAAATAGTTGGTATTTGCAGAGGTATGCAATGGTTAACTATCATCAATGGTGGTAAACTAATTCAGCATATTAATCATCCTGGTAGTCATAAAATTAAGTTATACAATAATAATGAAGTAATAGTTAATTCTATGCATCATCAAATGTGTTTTCCTTATGATATAACTACTAAATATAAGATTTTAGGGTTTACAGATAACATATCTAATGTTCACTTAAATGGTGACAATAAGAATGTTGAATTACCTAATAATTTTGTAGAACCAGAAATTATATTATTTAACGATAATCATTTAGGTTATCAATATCACCCAGAAGCTATGAGCATGAACTCAGAAGGTATGCAAGCTACTGTTGATATATTTTTAAAATTTATGAACAATAAATTAGTAGAAGAAGTATATGAATAAACATTATGTATTTGTCTATGGTACATTGCTTTCAGATTTACCAAATAATTATTTACTTAAAACAAGTAAATTAATTGGAGAAGCAAAAACTGTAGAAAAATTCAAATTACAACATGATTGGATTCCTTTTCTTAACACTGAAAAAAAGGAACAATACATTAAAGGTGAAGTTTACGAAGTTAGTGATAACGTATTAGAAAGTTTAGATAGATTAGAAGGTTACAGTGATGATAGACCTAAAAATTTAAACATGTATAATAGAGAAATTATCGAAGTTAAATGTGATAATCAAACACTTGAATGTTTTGTTTATACAAATAATAATTTTGGTAAAGAAAACGTTCCTAATGGAGATTATAAAAAATTATATTTAAATAAGTTAAAATATCAATAATGAAAGTAAAAAATTATAAAAGTTTAAGTTATACTATTTCTGATTACGTACTAACTTTTTATAACCAAAACAATAGTGTTTATGAAACTAAAGTTTTAGATCAATGTCATTCTTCAGTAAGATCAACTAGTTATTCAAAAATAAAAGTTGATTTTCGTATTGAATGTGAACAAGATGAATTAGAAAGAATAGAATCATATATTCAATACATTAATGATTTAGGATTTCCTATATCTTATAAAATAATTAATCATGATGAAGAAACACATGGTATTGAAATAACTATGGAATATAAAGATTATACATCATCTAAATCATTATATTTTGCATATGTATTAATTAGAAATATTGCTAAACTTAATGTTTTTGTAGAAGTATTAGTTAATATTCTTGAAAACTATAATAAGTTTAGATTTAAATCTTTACCTTTGTTTGCTACTATAAATTATTTAATTTATTTTAATAATCTTCAATATAAAAATAATTTTGGTGGTAATAGTATAGCTAGTTCAGGTTATATGAATCCTTCAGTAGTAAGACCTACTACATCTTATTTAAGTGATAAAAATACAGAAATAATTAATAAAATATCTAATTATTCTAGTAGAGGTAGGCTATTATGTATTGTTTTACCAATTAAATTAGAAGATTTAGTTAAATTGTATAATGCAGATACAAAAGTATTAGATGCTTTATTTATCAGAGAAGGTGAAATAGTAGGTTATGAAAATAGTATGAATAGTAATACTTTTTCATCAGTAGATGAATCAAAACATAAAGTTGTATTACAAGCAATTAAATCAACTAAATTAAGTGATATTTTTAACTATATAAAAGAATATAACAAAGTATATTAATATGTGTGGATTATACGGTTACTCCAAAGGAGATAAAACATTATTTAATAGTGATAAATTCACTATACTCAGTATGCAAAATATGACTAGGGGAGAAGACTCTACTGGTTTGTATTTTGAAAATCAAAAACAATATAAATTGTTTAAAGATGCTGTTAGAGCAGATATATTTATAGCTGCTGAATATCAAGACATTAAACATTTTGTAAAATCAGCTAATGTAACAATAGCAATAGGTCATAATAGAGCTAAAACAGTAGGTGCAGCAACATTAGAAAATGCGCATCCATTTATTGTTAAAGGTGACAGAACAATAGTTTTAGCACATAATGGTACATTAAAAAATCATGAATTTGTAAAAGGTAAATATGATAAAATAAAAACTGTAAAATTAGATGTTGATTCTCAGTTATTTGTAAATTATTTTGCTAATTATAATGACTTTGATATTTTAAAACGTTATGATGGTGCAGCTGCATTACTTTGGAAGAATGTAGATACAAATGATTTATATGCTTATAGAGATTCTGAAAGACCATTGCATTATGGTTATATAAATGATAATATTTATATATCATCAGAAGCTTCTGCTTTACAAGTTATAGGTGCTACAAGAGTTACTCAATTTGAAGAAAGAAAAGTATATACTATTAGCGGTGGTATAATTACTAATATTTCTGAAAAAATAGAGAAAGATTTGTTTGTTATTCCAACAACTACAAGAACAACAACTACTTATACTGCTAAGAAGAATACTTCAGTTTATCCTGCTTATACAAATAAACAGTTAAAAGCTGCGTGGAATAAATTTAAAAAGAATGAGTTAAAATATACAGTATCTTTAAATACTTATGTTAAATCTTCAATTTCTAAAAAAGAAAATGACAACATTTTAATATTTAAATGTCAAGACTCATTATCTGAAATGATGATTGATATAGATAATTTCTATGATGTAGATTTTTCTAAATTTGTTACTGAAAAACAAAAAACTGATAAGTTTTTATTTATTAAAACAGTAATTAAGAATAAATCTAACACTAAAGATCTGGATATTGTATTTGAGAATCCTATAAATTTTAAGGTTGGAGATTTAGGCACTATTGAGGAGGATAGTGATAACCCAAATCTCCCTATACGATTTCGCCCAGATGGAGATGGAGAAAGAAGAGACGGATGCATTTATTGTAAAGGTAATCCTAGTATTCATTTTTGTAATGCTAGTAGCTGCAAGTATAGCTTACAATTTACCTTAGACAATGATGACGAAGATAAAATTACTCAAATCAATGTAATTACTTATAGTAACACAAATACAGCTAACTGTACAAATATGGATTGTGAAAATGGATATGATTATGTTAGAGAAACAATTTGTCCAGAATGTTTAGGTGTATCTAATAATATACCAAGCATTAAACAAGAAGATACACATGAAGAAAATGAAATAGGATCTAAGTATGAAGAATTTTTAGACTTTGTTGATAATATATTTAACAATTATAAAAGTGAACTTAAATCATCAACTTATGAAAGTTACGAAGAATTTAAAATGCATACAGAAGATCTTACTTTAAGCTTTAAAGTTGTTGTAAATGATATAGTTGAATTATGTGATACACTTACTTCTTCTGAGTATAAAATATTAACAGTTGAAGAAATGTGTAATATTGATGATTACAGTGAATATTTTCAAAAACAATTAAAATATGTAACAAATGAAGATAACTAATTTTTATTTGTTGAATAATGATTTTCATAAAAAACTAAAAAATACAGGATTTGTTTATTCTAGGATATACTATATGGATGAATCAGGTAAAAAAGTTTTAATATCTGATATAAATAAAGATGATGTATTTAGTAAAAAAGAAATAAACATAGAACATTTTAAAGATATTAAACATATCAATGAATTACTATGTGCATTTTCAACTAAAGATAATTGTACATATTTATTTAAATCTTTAGAAGAAGCTAATAAAAATAACTTCTTTAGAAATACAGCAGGATTAGTGACAGATAATGTTTCTTCTAATAGTAGTAAAGTAGCTATATTTAATGAATATTTTCCAAGAGATATATTAAAAAGCTTATATAGTCCTGCTGAATTAGGTAGTAAAAGTCCAACTTTTATTGTATCAGAAGGTTTAAGATTTACATTTGGTGTAGAAATAGAAACAAATATTGGTTACTTACCAGAATATGTTTATTTCAAAAATAAATTAAATCTTGAATGTATTAGAGATGGATCATTACGAAACGAATTAGGTGTAGAAGAAGGTGGAGAATATGTAACAGGTGTATTAAATGGCGATTTAGGATTTTTAAATCTTAAAAAATCTTTAGCAATGATTAGTTCTCATTGTAAAATAGATAAAAAATGTGGAATACACGTTCATGTTGGTAATTTTAATTTTTCTAAACAATTTATAGTATTAGCGTATATTCTAGCACTTAAAATTGAAGATGAAATATTTATAACATTACCACCTTCAAGAAGGAATAATGAAACTTGCGGAAGACTAAAACAACAACCTTATTTAGATGTAATTAAAAAATATAATTTAGAATATGGTTCTGAATTATGTTATAATGATTTATTTGAGGATGTAGGTAATGGTAGAAAGTTAACTGAAAAATTAAATAAAAAATATCCACATCCAGGTGGTAGATATACTGATAGATACAGTAGAGGTATATCTCCAGCCAATTTATATAGATATAAATGGTTAAATTTTGTGCCATCTTTATTTAATATGAAAGGAGACCAAGAAAACCCTATACATACATTAGAATTTAGATGTCATCCTGCAAGTTTAAATTATGATAAAATTCAAAATTGGATTTTATTCTGTTTTGCTTTTTGCAATTATGTAGAAAGTAATTACAAAAATATTATAGAAGATGATAATATTACCATTGAAAAAATCTTAAATTATTCATATCCAAAAAAGGGAAAAGAGTTATCTGATTACTTTAAAGATAGAATAGAAAGATTTAAAAACGATGGTGATACAAAAGAACTTTTAGAATATAAACAAAAAACAGTTAATAAGTTTTCTAACATAAAAGAAGCTTTAAAAATATAACAATGTGCTTAATTGCAATTAAAGACGAAGGTGTTCCTTTAACAAAGGAATTTTATAAATCATTAGCTAGGAGTTTTCTTCTTAGAAATTATCATGGTTCAGGTTTTGCTATTTTGAAAAAAGATTCTAAAACTATATATATGAGAAAATCTATATATAATTTAAGAGAATTAATTCATAGTATTAAAGCACAAAACATTGGACTAGACGACATATTAGTTGTTCATTTGAGACGAAGTAGTGGTTCACATCAATCTTCAATGAACACACAACCAATGGTTATGTCTAATAAGTTTATTCAATTAAACAAATTAGAAGGATTTACAAAAGAAGATGTATTATTTCATAATGGTTATATAACTAGTTACGACAAGTTTTTACCATATTATAGTGATACATATGCTTTCGTTCATCATTTTGCGAATTCTAAAAATTTTACTAAGTTTGCTAAATCATTACAAAATAAAAATAAATTAGGTGAATTAACTAAATTTGTTTTTCATAGTAATAAAGTAGTTGTACTATCTCCAGAATCAAAATTATTAATAATTAATGAAGGTAGTTTTATCAAAAAAAATGGTTATTTATATAGTAACGATAGTTTTGATATCCCTAAGAAAATAATTGAATTTGATGATAGTGATTACGATAGATTTGCTAATGAGCGTAGATTTTTTAGAAGAGGTTTTTCAGATTAAATGAAAATAACATTAGATTTAGATTTATTAAAAGAAATAAATTTATCACCTAGTGAATACTGTGCATTAATTGTAATACAAAAAGGAAATTATTTAGATTATCCTATTGGTGATAATATATTAAAATCATTAAATAATAAAGGATTTATTGACTCTAATAATAAACTAATAAGTGATATTGTAACTAAGAAACCAGATCCTATAGAAGAATGGGTTAATTTATGGCCAAAACATGTAATTAACAACAGCTATAGGGTTTCTGGTTCTGTTCCCGATTGTAAAACAAGAATGAATACTTTTAGTAAAAGATTTCCTATGTTCACATGGGATATAATTATGGAAGCAACTAAAAGATATTTAAAAAGACAAGAGGCATTAGGTTGGAAAATGACCAAGAAAAATTATAAATTTATTTATGATAGAGATGGTAGCATGCTTGCAGAAGAATGTGAAGCATTAGTTAGAGGTGAAGAGGATAATCAAACAAATAATATTTATTTATAATTGAATTACTTTGATTTATTTCAAAATGAGATTGATAAGGGTATAAAAAATGAATCCATTTATATACCTTTATCTCAATCGAAATTGAATTCCAATATCATTTTTGGTAAATCTATGTATTTTTTAATCGGTGGTTTGCCCGGGTCGGGTAAAACTGCCATTGTTGATTCTCAATTTTTATTAGAACCTTATTTATATTGGTGGAGAAATAAAGATAAATTGAATATTAATCCTTATTGGATTTATAGATCAATGGAAAGAAATCGTGTTTATAAAATAGCCAAATGGACTGCATATTTAATGTACGTAGATCACAATATCCTTATTGATGTTCCTACAATTATGGGTTGGCCAAATAAACTTAGAAATCTATCTGAAGAAGAAATTAGTATAATTAAATCATATAAACCTTTTTTCGATGAATTATTTGAAAGAGTTTTAATATATGATGGTTCTCAAAATCCAACAGGTATTTATAAAGATGCTGAACGTTTCATGTTAACAAAAGGTGAAATAGTTCAATTAGATCAATACAACAAAGTTTTTAAACCTAATAATAGTAATTTATTTGTTTGTCATATAACAGATCACGTTGGTAAAATATCCAGTGAGAATAATGCACGATCAGATAAAGAAATATTAGATTTACATTCTGACTACATGGGTAAATTAAGAGATTTTTATGGTGTTACTTGTATAGATATATGTCAATTAAATAGAAATATTGAAAACACATATAGAGCAGTTAACACTGATATTGATGTACAACCTCAAGATTTTAAAGGTAGTTCAGATATGTATGAAAACTGTGACGTTGCTATTGGTTTATTGAATCCTTATAAGATTCAAGCATATGATTATGGTGGATATAAAATTAAAAATTTTGTAAACAAGAAAAACAATAATAGATTTAGATCTTTAAAAATTATTAAAAATTCATACGGTAACGATGATTTTGTTATTGGTTTTCACTTTATTGGTGAAAATGGATTAATGGCAGAAATACCAAATTCAATTGAAATAAATTATGATAGTTTTAAAGATGGTAAATATGTTCTTGATTTTTTAAAAAATAGAGAGAATTATGGAAGATGATAGTATTGTAAAAAGCGTTGTTGAAGAATTTAAAACTAGATCTGAAAAAGGTATTAAAAAATACGGTGTCACATTAGACAGAACAGATTTAGACATTTTAGATTGGCTTCAGCACGCTAAAGAAGAGGCGATGGATTTAGTGTGTTATTTAGAAAGAACAATACAAGAAATTAAAAGTGAGAGAAATAGTTCTACCTAAGCAGATGATAAAGGCTACAGATACATCACCAATTAAGATGATGATATACTCTAAGCCAAAAACTGGGAAAACAGAAGCTGTTGCCCAATTAGAAGGAGCATTAATATTAGACCTAGAAAAAGGTACTAAATATGTAGATGCTTTAAAAGTAAATATAGATTCTTTAGAAGAATTGAGATCTGTATTAGATCAAATAATTAAAGAAGGAAAACCTTATAAATATGGTGTTGTAGATACAATTACTAAATTAGAAGATTTTGCTTTGAATCTAGCGTTAGAAATTTATAAGAAAACTCCAATGGGTCAAAATTATAAAGGTTTAAATATCCTTCATTTACCGAATGGAGCTGGTTATCAATATCATAGAGACGCTATGAAAATTATATGTGAAAAAATAGAATCAGCATTTGAAAGAGTTATATATTTAGGACATTTAAAAACAAAAAGTATAAATATAGAAGGTAAAGAAGTAAATGCTAATGATATAGATTTAACTGGTAAAGTTAGATCTTCAATGAGCGCTGATGTTGATGCTATTGGATATTTATATCGGAAAGATAATCAAAATATTTTGTCATTTAAAACTAAAGATGAAGTATTATGTGGGAGTAGATCGAAGCATTTAAAAAACGCTGAGATAATATTGAGTGAGATAGTTGATGAAAAACTTATCACTCATTGGGATAAAATATATTTAGATTAATATGAGTAATTTATTTAACGTAAAAGAAAGAGAAAGTTCAGGACAAGAATTATATGTAGGAGTTATTCCTGATTTAAAAGTAGTAAGTGTTAATCCTTCTAAAGAAGAATTGATGACTTTACTAAATACAGAAAAAATAAACGAACCTAATTACATGAATAATGGTAAATTACGTTTGGATATTTGGTTGCAAAACAAAGAACTAAATATGCTTCGTAAAATATCATTGTGGTTAGAAGATTCTGTACGTGTTGCTAAATCTAGTGGTAATACACAATTTATCAACCAGAAAAACCAAACTTGTTGGGCTCAAAACATGCAAGAAATTGCATCTAAAGAATCAATGAAATGGTTTGATTTAACTACAGCTAGAGAATGTAAAGTTGGTGAGCAACAACTTTATGATTTTATTGTTGCTTATTTGAATGCAGATACAAACGAAGGTAATATTATTTTATCTTCTTACGATGCAATTGTTAAAGGTGATGTAACAGAACTTAGAAAACTGTTTGAACACTTTGAAAATCGTAGTATTAAATTACTTGCTGGTGTTAAAGATAACAGACAAGTATTTTATACAAATTATTTCATGCGAAATGAAAATCGTAGTACTAATGCTCTTCGTAAAGCGTTAGAAGATAGAGATTTTGATGCTACTTATGACCTTGATGGTTTTAAGAAATATTCAATTGCTATGGATGCTAATAAAGAATCTGTAGGAAGTATTGAAGGTGAAAAAGCAAAAGACGATCTATTTTAAAATATGATTCAAAAGGATGAAGTATTAAAATTAATATCTCAGGAAGAAATATTTCAAAAGTATTTTCCATATTCTATTGAGTTTAATAAAAAATATACTAATCCTTTTAGATTAGATAAGTACCCTGGATGCGAATTTAAATATTCTAAATCTGGGGTACTTTATTTTATCGATTGGGCTAGAAGAAAAAAATATGATTGTTTTAATGTAGCTCAAGAATCAACTAATGAAATAAATTTTCAAAAGTTATTAAGAAAAATATCAAAAGATTTTGATTTAAACCTAATGCCTACATCCCTAGATATTAGTAAAAGTAAGATAAAAATGAATATTACAAAAGAAACAAATGATTATTTTGAATTTCAAAAAAAGAAAAAAGATACAAAATATTCATACAAAATATCAAGTAATCAAAATCCAGTTTTAAAATTTTATAGTAATTATAGTTTTGATAAAAAAACTATAGACTTATTACAAATTTATCATCTTGATTTTTTTCAAATAAACGATTATATTGAATATTCATATAGTGACTTTCCTATATTTATGTATAAATTTGATGATAATAATTATCAAGTTTATATACCAAATGCTAAAAATAATAGATTTTACACTGTGTGTGAAGATCTTTATTTAGCAGGTAAAGAGCATTTACCATTAATGGGAACAGATGTTGTAATAACATCTTCTTATAAAGATGTTGGTGTATATACACAGTTAAATATACCTGCATGTTGTCCATTAGGTGAAGCTACACCTATAAGAAAAGAAGATATGAATATGTTATTAAAAAGGTTTGATAGAATATGGTTAAACTATAATAATGACGAAGCTGGTAAACAATCAGCTTTAATGTTGAAAAATAGTTATCCTAATATTAATTTTAATGATATTATAAACAAATTAGAAAAAGATCCATCTGATACAGTAGAAGCATATGGATATGATTATCTAATTCAAGAATTAAAAGAGAATGGATTCGTATTTAGATAAATTAAAAGATAGAGTACACCAAACGTGGTTTGATAAACTATATGATACATTTTCTTCAGATTATTTTAAGAATCTTTTGTTATATTTAACTAAAAGAAAAGAAAATACTAAAATATATCCTGCACAAAAAGATATATTTAAGGTGTTTTCAGGCTCATTAGACAACGTTAAAGTAGTTATACTTGCGCAAGACCCGTATTATACTCCTTTTGTTGCTGATGGTCTTGCATTTAGTTCTAATATATATGGTCATATACCAGAATCTCTTGAAAATATATTTAGAGAAATGGATAATGATTTATATGGAACACACCAAAAAGTAGAAAGAAATGGTAATTTAGAATATTTATTTACACAAGGTGTATTTTTATTTAATACAGCATTAACAGTTGAAATTGGGAAACCAGAATCACATTTAAAATTGTGGGAAAGATTTACTCAAAATGTTTTAGAAACACTAAACAATAACAATAACCCAACAGTATTTATGTTGTGGGGAAACAAAGCTAAAAGATATGAAAGGTATTTAACTAATCCTAATCATTTAGTTTTAACTAGTGGACACCCATCACCATTATCTGCTAATAAAGGATATTGGTTTGGTAATAAACATTTTAGTACAGCGAATGAATTCTTAACCAAACATTATGGAAAAGAAAAACAAATTAAATGGGATTGTTCATGCATCTAATATTTTTATACCAACGAATACACCAAGTTTAAAAAATAGTAAAATATGGACTGGTAGAAGATTAATACCTTCAAAAACAGTAAGAGAATATATAAAATCAAGTGAAAAAGATTATAGAAATAATAAAGATAAATGGTTAGAGTTAATTAAAGATAAACAAAAACCATATCTTGTTGGTTTTCACTTTTACAGAAAAAGTAAACATAAATTTGATTTTATTAATGCTTGTCAGATTGTGCAAGATTTAATGGTTACTCATGGATGGATAGAAGATGATAATATGGACGAACTCATTCCTGTGTGTTTGATTTATGAAGAAGATAATCAATTAAAAGGTTATACTTACGATAAAGAAAACCCAGGTGTCGAGATAACTGTATTATGATATATACAAAAGAATTACAAAATTTAATATATCTAAATTATTCTGATAAAGTAATTGAACAACTTGATGATTGTATGATAAATAACGATCACAATAAAGTAAGAATTATATTAGAAGAAGAAATAGATGATCCAATATTATACGATAAACGTAAAATAAGAGAAAGCTACAAGTCTACCTATTTAAATAGGAAAAAAGCTTACTCATTATTTATGACTAACTACATAAAATATTTAGACAATGCTAGCAATAATAGACGGAGATAGCTTAATTTATTTTAGTTTACCTAAAAAACAAGATGAAGCATCTACTTATGAAAATTGTTTAATTGAATTACAATCAAGAATAAACGAAATTCTAACTATTACAAAAGCTACTAAATATGTTATATGTATAACAGAGGGAAGATGCTTCCGATACAACAGATGGAAGTTTGCGTCGAACTATAAAGCTAATAGAGAGAGTTCAAAGCCTCCTATGTTTTACGCATTAAAAGAATACATGAAACAAAATTATAATGTTATATCTCAAAAAGAGTTAGAAGCAGATGATTTAGTTTCAATAATAGCTAATGAATGTAACGAACCATATACTGTATGTAGTATTGATAAAGATGTACTTGGACAAGTAGAAGGTATTCATTTCAACTACAGAAATAAAACTTTTGTAGAAACTAAAAAAGAAGAAATAGATTACAATATATTTAAACAAGTATTAATTGGTGATACTATAGATGGAGTATATGGTATAAGAGGAATAGGTGAAGTTACAGCAAAAAAACTTCTTGAAAATGGTAATTATCTTAATGTAGTGCTAGAACAATACATTAAAACTTATGGTACACATGAAGGTTTAGTTAGATTTTATGAAAACTATACTTTAATCAGGTTACTAAGAAGTTTTGAAGATGTACAAAGAGAAGTTGGATTGAAGATAGAAATGCCTAATTTTAGAGATGTTAACATTTATGGCGAATACGAATGGTAATTTTAAAACTATTTATACAAAGAGCTTTTCGTATATATTACCTATGTGTGGGAAAACTTATTCAGATTTTTCACATTGTAAAGGATGTTTTGTAGGAGATAAAACAAAACCTGAACTAAAAGGTAAAATATTTATATTATACGATAAGAATTTTTCTTTATTTGAATACGAGAATGATATTATAATTTCAAATGAAAATTACTGTATGTCTTATGACATAAATGATAGTCTAATAATGTACGTTTACGATGTACCTGATAAATATAAAGAAGACTATGATAAATTTCTAAAAGGTCAATATTTTGAAATCAGCAGTGATTACAAAATGCAAATTATAAATTTTCATTCTGAAGTTCATGATGTGGAGAGGATAAAAGATGTGTTATATAAATCAAATAAACTTTACGAACATTGGGAAAAAAAACTAGATGTTAAAATACCAAGAACACAAAATATTGGTAGTATTCCTAATATGGAGAAAGAAGAATTTGATTATATGATGGTAACAAAAGAAGAATGGATTTAATATTATCAGACAAAAAATTATACATTGATGAATTAAAAGATACAATTCACAATGCAAATGCAGAAAAAGGTTTTTGGCCAGAAAACAAAGAAGAAAGAAATAAAAGTGAAGTATTAATGTTAATTGTTTCTGAAGCTGCTGAAGCTCAAGAAGCATTAAGAGATAATCATTTTACAAATATTTCTAACGAAGAAAAATTAAGAATGTTTGAATTATTCGACTTAGATAAAGAGGAATTCAAAAAAGAATTTGAAAATAAAGTCAAGAATTCATTTGAAGATGAAACTATTGACGTTCTTGTTAGAACATTAGATGCAATAGGTGGTTTTAATATTGATTTAATGTTTCATTTAAGAGCAAAATTATTATATAACAGTTTAAGAGGACATAAGCATGGGAAAACGTTTTAAGTTATTTGCTTTTCTTAGTAATTTATTTAGTGATAATAGACCATATGTAAATGAAACTATTGCTCAAGATAAAAAAGAAACAAATACTATTTGTGCAAAACACGATGTAGAAACTGTAAAAGAAGAAGCAGTAGAAGAAATTACTGAAGGTATTAAAGAAAGTCCAATGACTAGTACCGATGAATTGTTAATAGATGAAAAAGAATTTAATCATGTATTTTTTAGTACAATGAGTGATTCAGGAACAATTATAACATGTTCATATGTTACACATACACTTGATTTAGATAATACCAAAGGTATAAAAGAAAGAAAATTAAAAAAAAGTAACACTAAAAAATATGATGCAGCTTTAACATTTGCAAGAAATAATAAAACTATTAATTTTCATATTGGTAGTTTTGATTCTATAGAAGAAGCACATAGAGCTAGACTTAATTATATACTAGATTTAATCTAAACTATTAGTTTTAATAAAATAAAAAATGATAACAATATATGAAGTATTAACTATAATTTTAATACATTGGTTTGCTGATTTTTTAATGCAAGATGAAAAATGGGCATTAGGTAAAAGTAAAAATTGGAATGATTTATTAAACCATACAGTTTTTTATTCTTTTATTTGGATATTTGGAATTATGTTTTTCTTATCTCCTGTAAAATCAATAATATTTGCAGGTATAACTTTTGTATTTCATACAGCTACAGATTATTTTACTAGTAGAATAGTAAGTAAAAAGTTTGAAAAAAAAGAATACGGATCAGCTATTCCTAATACTGGTGCATTTACTATAATTGGTATAGATCAAGTATTACATTATGCTCAATTATTTTTAACCTATTTATATTTAAAATAATGCTAAAGTGTTTACATTTAAGTGATATACATGGGTTTCACGATCAGATTAATGTAAAAGGTTATTATGATTGTATATTTATTACAGGTGATGTAACTAATTCTAATGATACAAAAATTAATAAAGAAGAATTAGATAATTTTTTAGCTTGGATATATAACTATAGACAACATGCTAAATATATTATTATGATTCCTGGTAATCATGATGTATCTATACCTCGTTTAGGTTTAAAAGATTATGTTGAAAGTTTTGGTATTAAGTGTTTAATTAATGAAGAATTTGTAATTGAATTACCACATAAAAAATTTAAAGTATTTGGTAGTCCTTTTACACCTACTTATGGTAATAATTGGGCTTATAATTTAGATAGAAATAAATTATCTAAAGTATGGGAATTAATACCATTAGATACTGATATATTACTTACACATGGGCCACCTAAAGGTATATTAGATTTATCTTATGATAAAAATAATAATTTAGAAATGTGTGGTGATAAATCTCTATTAAATAAAATTGAAACATTAAAACCTTATTTTGTAAATTTATTTGGTCATATACATGATTGTAAAGATATTCAAAATTATGGTATGCTTCAAAAAGGACATAGAAGATTTTTTAATTCTGCAATGGTTAAAGATGGTAGATATGATTTAGGTTTAATACATGAAGGACAAAGTTTTTATGTTATCTGATAATTTTAAAAATTGTTTTAATTGTGGTAGAAAATATCCTTTATTTTTATTTAAAAAAAATAATAGAAAATATCAAAGACCACAAATGAAAAATAGAGTTTATAACTGTAGATTCTGTGAAGCTACTATATGTTATAAAAAAGAAAAAGAAATTCGATTAATTGATGGTAAGTTTGAAGTTATACACTTTGAACCTACCATTTTTAATTGGTTAAAAAAATTTACTGAATAAATTGAGTAAACAATTATTTTTAGACGTTGAAACTACTGATTTAAATCCTATTCTAGGTAACATAAAAGAATTAGGATATATTTACAGACTTAATGGTAAAATTAAGAAACGAAAACTATACAAGGGAACAGAGAGAAAAATATACACTAGTTTTCTTTCTGATTTAGACTCTATGGTTGATAGATATGATGTTAATGATAAATTACATCTTATAGGTTATAACGTTAGATTTGATGAAGATTGGTTAAGAAGTATGTTTGGAAGAAATCGTAATGATTTTTATGGTTCATATATGTTTAATCCATCAATTGATGTTATGCAAATGGCAGGTTTTTATTTTATGAATAAAAGAAAAAGACCTGAAAATTTTAAATTGATTACATTATTAGAATTTTTTAAAATTCCTTTTGATGCTAATAAATTACATTCTGCTCTATATGATGCAGAAAAAACAAAAATACTATTTGACATATTAAAAAATAAAATATAATGAAAAATAAAAACAAAATGAAAATTAAATCATACAACATTTCAAGTAAATCTGTTGTAAGTAAAAAGAAAGTAACTAAAACTGCTACAACTTCAAGAAAAGAAAAATACATTTCTAAGAACAAATCAGGTACATATCGAGTAAGAATTAGACGAAATAATAATTCTTATGATATGTCTTTTCATACGTTAACAGCAGCACGTAATTACAAAAAACAAATACTCGCTAACTTAGGTGAGTAATTTTACAATTAAACAATAAAAAAGGGGCGTTATGCCCCTTTTTTTACGACCCAATATTCAAATTTTATTTTGTAGGATCTAATGGAGAAAACAATTGCAATGCATTGTTTTTTAAATAATCATTTTTATATTCTGGGTTACGCATTTCAACTACATTTTTAAGAATAGGAATCATTTTTATTAATCCTTTTTCCCAATTTTCGTAACCTTCGTACATACCTTTTTCAACTTGTTTACCATCAAATACAGAAAATAAGAAATCTTGTATCTTAATTATACCATCAGTAGATGCTGAAGGTGATTTTAATAAAGATATAATTTCAGTTGGATTAATAAAAGAAGAATGCTCTAACAATACTCTAGTAGATGTATATGCAAACATGTTTACAGTCCAATCATCTTCATCATCAGCTGCTGCTTGTAATAATCCCCATATAACTGCTATACCTGTTAATATAGCTAAATCATACATAGTTCTTTGTACACCTAATTTTTCTTCTTTAGATAAGTTATTCCATATTGCCGATTTAAATTTAATCATTAAAGTTTTTTCAGCAATCATTTCTTTTATTATACTATTCATCATTATAAATGATGCTCTATAATATCCTATATCTTCTTTATTTGTAGTATAATCAAATTGTTTATTTTTAAAACGTCTATCTATTCCAACAATTAACCAGTTTCTATGTACTAATAGTGTTTGAGCTAATACATTAGAAAATGCTTTACCTTTATCTACATCAGTTATTCTACCATCTACAAGATTGGATAAATAATCAATTTTAAGTTGTAGTTTAATAATATCATTTTCATTAACATCTAACTTAGTAGTTAGTTTACCATTTTCAATAATAAAGTTTTCGTAGTAATTAGGGAGTTTATTAAACTCTTCTAATGTTAAACCATGTGCTTCTATTTTATCTATTGTAACTAATCTCCCATTATGTATTTTATTAGACATCATTAATGCTATAGCTGTTTCAGCTTTAATTGAATATTCACCTATTTCAAAAGGTAACATAGCACTAGAATCATTTGCTAAATATCTAATAACTCTATTTTTATCTACGTTTCTAAAAAACGTATTCATATCAAATACATTATTATGTAATAGTATTCGATGCATTTTATTTTGAGGATTACTAGATTTAGCATCTAAGTAAACACTTGGTAAATTCATTTTAAGTTCCCATTTAGCTTTACCTAATGTTTGTTTACTAACATTCAAATGAACTAATGCTTCTGTTGCAATATCTATTTTAGCTTTTATAGTGTTGGATATAGCAGATATAAAATTACCACCTAAGTTAACGTTACGTATATAACCATTAAACTTTTGTACAATTTTAGATACATCAACGTTTTTATCAAATATTTGTCTTATTATTTTTTCTGTTTTAATAGAATAAATATTTCTATCAATTAGATTTTTAATAGTTTGATAATCATTTGATTCAGCACCTTTTTTACCTTTACCAACTGCATATCTTTTTTTCTCAAATCTTCTAAGTATAAGGTTAGCATCATATGATACTTTAGACATTACTTCATAGTTTTTACTCATTTCAGTAAATGCAATACTTATGTAATTTAAGTCTTTAGATGCATTAGGTATTTTTTGGAAAAAGTTTATAGGTACATATTTAATTTCGTTACCAAAATAATCAGTTCTAATATCACCATATTCTTGAATATCTTCTGGTTTAATTCTAACTCCATCTTTTACAATATCTAAAAATCCTTTACCTTGTGACCAAGCATCTAAGAAGTTTTGAGATATTTGTGGTAACTTATATAAATTAGTATTTATACCAGTGTAATAATCATATCTGTTATATTTTTTTGGTAATCTTGCTAAGTCTTCTTTTCTTATATCTAATAGAAGGTTATAATAATTTTTTACATCTTCAGAAAGAGAATTAAATTTAGGATTTAACCATTTACTATTTAACTTTAATGGAAATAAATCAGGTGATGCTTCTATAATTTGATCTTTTTGTCTAAAGAAATTATCTGTTAATTTTGAACCATCAGCAAATGTATAATTCTCTTTTGCAAAGTTTATCTTCCAAGAGAAATATGGAGCTTTTTCATTTACACCATTATTATCATCTTCTAATGAATTAACAAATTCTCTCACTGATTTGTAATCTTTTATATTACGTCCTAGTTCTGTAGCATATTGAGTTAAAAACTTTAATTCTTCTTTTCTTTCATGGGATTTAAATTCATTAAGTTTATATTCTTGAATTAAATATAATTCACCATCTACGTCTTCTATAAGTTCATCAGTATTAAAATTACCTTTAATCTTATTATATGCTTCTAGTATTTCTAAACCTTTTTTATTTTTGTGATTTTCAACAACTTTTAAAGACTTAGCTACAATATTAGCAAGTGTACGTATTACATTATTAGATGAATATCTAGCGCTTCCTAAAAATAATCTAAACCAAGATGAATCAACAGTAGTTTTATTTTCATACATATTAGTTAACATATCATCAACTGTATATGGTACATCATATTCTTCTACTGCTTCAGTTAATACGTTACGCATTACTATTTTTTCCCATTTTTCATAATAACCTTGTAAAGTCATTATTTCAGAACGTTGCTCTTTTAACTTAGCTATTTCTTTATCAAATTTAATTGTATCTAAATCTTCAAGATAAGATATAACGTCATTTAATGCAGAAGAATAATTATGTGTAAATATATAAATATCATCGAGCATTTCTGCAGTAATAGCAAAATTATCTCTGTTTAATTTAAATCTATTAATTAATGAATCATTAGCTTCAGCAATATCTGTTGTAAAACCTAATAAATCTTTATCTATTTGTTTAGATAGTTCTTTTAATACAGTATTTGGATCATTGTTAGCTATTGCACTTTTAATAACATCTAATCGTTTTGTTTCAACCATACCAGTTTCATCAACTGAGCTAGATGAATTGATAGTTTTTAATATATTTCTATTTTTACTTTGTATTTTTTGTCTTCTGTTATCTACAACATTATAAATAGTTTCTAATAATTCTTTTTCATTATTAGGTATAGATGCTAACTTTAAATCATCAGTAAGATTGTTAGTGTTACCTTTCATTGTATTATTCAAAATAGAATATGCTATTTTCTTATTTATAGCCTCTATTTCTTGCTTATAATACTTATTTGATGTAATCGTATTAATTACACGTAGAAAGTTTCTATATATAGCGTTAAATGTTGATTTAAGTACATTGTCTGTTGAATTAAAATTAGATTTAATAGCTTTAGCTAATTCTTTACCTAATACTTCTTTAAGTAATTTATTTCTATCACCCATGTATAGCTCATAATAACTTTCACCTAAAGCATCTTTTAATGATTCAGATGATGGTATTAATCGCATTAATCTTCTTACATGAGGATTATTATCTCCAAGTAATTCAATAGCAAAGTGAGCTACTTCTTCAGTAAATACATCTTCAGAACTATTAGAATCTAATTCAATTAATTTAGATAGTATATTAGCTATACCATCTACTTTCATACCGTTTAATTTAAGATTATCAATAACTTTAACATCAATACCATATTTTTCACAAAATTCTTTTAACATTGAAGTTAATTCATTATCTGAATATCTTTCTGTACTAGGTAAAGCTTCATCAAATAATCTTTTTTGACCATTTGCTTTATCTTCTATTTCCCAAGAGTATAAAGTAGATTGTCCTAATTGAGTGAATTTAACAAAATAAGAAGTATTGTTTAATCTATTATATTTTTCAACATTCTTTTTTACATTAATAGTTTGTTGATTAGACAAATGTTTACTATTTAACCCAAATTCTTTTCTTAAAGATGGTTGAGCTAATGTATTATTTGTGTATTCTTCAAATCTTTTATAATTTTCTAAATTATTATTTATAATTTGTGTAGCTAAACTAAATGCCTGATTATAAAAAGAATCTGATTTTTTAACTTTTATAATAGATAATATTTTATCAAATATATTTTCAAATAGATTTTTATAATTTCTAACTTTATTTAAAGGTGCTACTTCTTGTAATGCTTTTATAAACTTAGCATCTGTAAACAAACCTACTATAAATTCATCAATATCAGTAAGTGCATAATAATCATCTTTATTTAAATTAGATAATGCATGATTATATAATCTTCTAAAAGCAATAGCTTCATTTGAATTTTCTTTTACAGTATAATATGTTATATAATGTAATGCTTCATGTAACAAAGTATTTTCAAATGAATGTTTAAAATTAGCAAATTCAGCTATACTAATATCTAATGTATTAGGATTAAATATACCTGCTGCATTAATAACATCACCTTGTGAATTACTAACATCAATAGCACTATCTGGTATTAAATTAACAACAGTATCTTCAGGTAAGTATTTTAATATATTATCTGCTAACTCACTTAATTTATAATCAGATTTTGATATTTTATTTAATACATCTTTTAAATTTGCTTGATTTTGACCATTAAAATATTTTTCTTTCAGATCACTTGATTGATTATTAGATTGTTCAGTACTTTGTTTATCAAGTAATACTGGTACATCATTAACTTCATTTAAAATAACCTCATTCCAAGTATTACCATATTCGTCAGTAATCTTATTTACAGTATAATTCTTTTTAAGAATATTAGTTAAAGTATTTTCATAAAAATTATAAATAGGTTTTAAAGCACCAAAACCTTCTTTTTCAACTCTTTCTAGTTCTTGTTTAAGTTGGTTTATTTCTCTTTGTATTCCAATATTAAAATCTTTTTCATCACCAATATTAAATGGGTCATTTTTGTCAAATTTTTCATTTTCAAGTTCTTTAATTCTATTTTCTTTTTCTTTTTTAAATTCTTCTAAAGTAGTATGACCTTCAACTTTACTAGCTGTATTACCACTAGGAAATAATACTTTTTCATAACCTTTGTTAATAGTATCCTGTATAATAGATTTAACGAAGAATGTTACCCAGTTATTGTCTTTATTTAAAAGTTGTAAAAATTGATTTTTAATTTTTATTTCAATCGGATTATACATTATATCCGTAGATAATAAAAAATTTTCATTTCTACTTTTTTGAAATAAATCAGATTGTACTTCTAGTATTCTACGGGTTTTAGTGTTTTTTGTAAATTTAGCAATATCTTCTTCTGGCATATTTAGTAATTGAGCAGATGTAAGACCTAAAGAAACACCATCTAGTTTATCATCACTTCTAAACCAACCAATACCATTATCTGTAGCAAATTGAGCATGACCTTTAATACCAGGTGTAATTAATGGTGTAGCTATTTCTACTTCTATATAATTAGTGCCGCCTGGAACTGTTAGATTAGAATAAAAACTTGTAGATTTTCCTTTTATTTCATTAACAGCTTGTTCGCTAGTTTCTCCTGTAATTATATCAACCATTTCAGGTGACCATTCGTAGTTTTTATTTCCTTTAGCAATATTAATTTCAACAGGATAGTTATATGTTGAAGCAAATTCTATCATTAAATCATTAAATGATTGTCCATCATATAATGATTCTAATAACAATACTTGTTCTTTAGGTAAATTATATTTTGTATCTAATAATTTTTTAAAGAAATCTTTTTTGTTTTTATATTGTGTAAATAATTTATTAAATTCATTAAATCTATTAGATATGATATTTAATAATTTAAAATTATAATCTACACTATTATTTGATAATGTATTATTCTTTAACTTATCAATTTGTTCATCTGATAAAAAATCATAATTGTTTAATGTAAAATAGTAATTAGCCTTTGTTTCACCAAAGGCCGTTACCATTTTCTTATATCTACTATCGTTTTTATTTGGACATATTAACATTATAGTAAGCTTTTTAAATCGTTATCAATCATTTTTAATGCTATTTTATCACCACCATAAGTATCTAACTTATCTACTAGTGTTTGAGCTTTATTAAGCTCTTCTAATTGTTCTTTACAATATCTAATAGCTAATTGATATAATATATGATTATTCATTTTAATAGCAGCAATAGCTAAATCATTACATTGTTTTGTAATCATTTCTTCATGTTTATAAGTTTCACTTATTACATCTATTAAAGATGAACAATTACATTCTGGTTTTGGAATTTCTTTTAATTCAGGTGTAACACCATATGATAAAAGATAATTTTTAGCCCATTCAGCGTGTTCCATTTCTTCATCTGAATATTTTTGCCAGAGTTTAGGGGCATTTTCATACCCCATATTCTCTAAACAAAGTGCAAAATAATGATATATTCTACTTGAATATTCTTCTTGTTGAATTCTATAATTCAATAATTTAATTGTTTCTTCATTAATCATTTTACATGCATTTTATATTGTTTAATTTCTCCATTAATTCGTTATTGTTTATATCTACTTGGCGTAGTTGTTCTAAACTTTCTATACCTAATTCATTTAATTTTTTTAATTGTTCATCAGATGCTATTGGATATAAATCAATCACAGAATCTAATATTTCTTTATTTGCGTTATTTACAGTTTCTAAACCAAATGATGTCATAAATGAACTATTATCATAATAACCACCATCTTCTGAATATTCTTCTGTATCTATAATAGCATCTTCTTCTGAAAGATTATTATTAGTAATTTGATTTTTAAATCTTGCTTTAAATTGATTTTCATCAGATATATCTTTACCATTTATATCTCTAAATATCCAACCTTTAGGTGCAAGAATCATAGTAGGAATTCCTAATTTATAACCTGCTTTTGCACCAGCTTCATCAAAACCTGTTTGACCACCTGTTCGCAATAATGAAATACTAATATTATTTTCTTTTAATTTATTAACAACATCAGTTAATAATTGTAAAGTAAAATTGTCAACTGATTCTTGACCACCAGAAAATGTTTCTTTTAATGAATAGATACCATTACCTGCAATATTTAAACTAATTTGTTTTTTGTCAAGTTTTTTTATTTCACTAACTATTTTTTCAGCCATTAATGTAATTTCGTTACTTGAACTAAATACACCAGTTGATACAGGTAAGTATAATTTATTTTGATTTAGAACAGAAGATTTAGTTAATTTTTCTCCTGCTGTTTCAAAATCAACAGCAATTGCTATAGTTGCATCTGCAGAAGCATTTTTAATTGTTCTGTTTTTGTAACCAGAAGATTGTTCTTCTTTAAAAACAATTTCATTAATAGCAGTTGATTCTTCTACCATTTCATCAAATAAAGATAATTGATTATCTGTTTTTGATTTTCTATTACTTAATAAATCATTCATTTTGTTATCTAATTGTTCTTTAGGTAAACTTGGTGTAGCTTGTATATTTTCAGTTAACAATATTAAATTATCTTTATCTACTACCATATTTAAATCAATAGATGTAATAGGATTATCTAACATTGTAGGTTGACTATCTTCTTTAACAACGTGAACTTGATTAGCAATAGAATAATCTTTAGTATGCATATCTAATGATAACATTGGAATACCTTTACTTGCTATTCTATAATATTCAATTTTATTGTTAATAAATGATTGTTCGTTTAATCTAAATATAACATCTTCACCTGCTATTTTAACAGTAAAATATTTAACTAAATAATTTATGTTTAATACTTTACTTCCATTAGGATCTGCAAATATAGTAAATTTACCTTCGTCTGTCAAGAGATTTTTTAAATTCATTAAATTAGTAGGTGTTTTATCTGTTAAATCAAATAATAAATGTGTAGCACCTACATCATCTTTTTGACCAACTGTAAACATTTTAATTGATGATTTACCTATACCTCCTTGATAACTAGCACTGTTTCTAATTAATCTATCAGATAATTCTAACAATTCCATTTGATCCATATTGTTAACTCGCTTAGTTAAATAATCAACAAATGATACACCTTTAGAATCTTTTAGATTAATATAAAAGGATGGTGGAATTAATTCAGTATAGCTTGTAGCATCTGATGTAAATCCATTCTTATAGAATGAATACAATACTAAGAACTTAGCTATTCTATATTCTTTTGAACTAGGATCTTCAGATAACATTTGTTTAAATTTATCCATCAAAGATTGTTTATCTTTACTGTTAATTCCATTTTTGTAAAATTCAATTACATTAGGTATTACAAAATCATTAAACTTAGATGTTTTAACTTGGAATCTTCTTAAGAACGGAGTATATTGAGAATCTGGATTATTTTCAATATATGCTAATATTGTATCAGCCATATTAATCATAACAGCATTTCTCATAGAATCGTTATTAAAATCTTCAGCAAAGAATTCAAAATCAGATGCTATACCTGTAAGTAATAAATAATTAATTCTATTTAATACTTTTCTATTAGAAGTAGCTTTTGCACTATTAACTATGTAATTTCTAACAAAGGTAAAATTATCATTTAACCATGGAAATAACTCAGAGTAAATTTCTTTAGCTCCTGCTATACCATAATCATAAAATGCACCTAATAGTTGATCGTCAAATATATCTTCTATATTTGCTAATCCTTTAATTAACGAAATAGATTTAAATTTATTATCCATTAATTCAGTATCAATCAAACTACTTCTATTATTAGTACTATCAATTTTGATAGATGTAGATACATTACCAACATCTTGAGATATTCTATAATATGCTTTAAAATTAGAGAATACTTTAAATTGAGTATCAAAATATTCTTTATTAGATATTCTTAAATTGTAATTTAACAAATCAAGTTCATTATCTCTTTCTGGAGATTGAGGTAATTTATTTAATTCTTTTATTTTATCCAATGTTTCTTGTATTTTGAAATTTGCAACAATTGCATTTTTCATTTCTACATCTGTTAGATTGTATATTTTATCTTCAGGTTTTTTAGGATAAAACATATTATCAATACTATATATATCTTCAAAATAGTTATTAATATCTTCCATTGCTTTCATTAATCTTGATTCATTGTTAACACCAGTTAACATATCATTAGCTAATGATTTCAATATTGGTTGTGACATAAATAACTGTACAGTTTCTTTTGGAAAACCTAATCTATATAGTGTAGCATATGTATCAACTGTAAACGTATTAAGGTTCATAAACGATGCAATAGGATCTTTAGCATTATCTGTTGCAGATGCAATACATGATGCTAATACTTTACCTATTTTCTCACCTGCTAAATTATATAATTGATTTAACTTATATAATATTTCATTGTTAAATTTAAATATTGTTTTTGATTCTATTTGAGTTTTCTCAAAGAATGAATGACAAGTATTATGATTAGCAAAGAATCCAATAAGTGCTTTACCAACTCTGTTACGTTCAATATATTCATATTGTGTACTTGGTAGAGTTAAATCTAATTCTTCTTCTTTAATACGTTTTTCAACTTCATTTTCACTTATTGAGAACGCATCTGTGTAACCATTATCGGCAAGATAAATTCTTTGTGCAGTTATCTTTAAATCTTCAAAAGAAGAAGGTTCAAATATATCTTTTTCACTAGATTCATGATTCAATACACCATTCATTAAATCTAATAATGCATTGTATCTTAAATAGTTACTTTGTGATTTATCTAAAATAGATTCATTGTTATAATCATATCTTTCTAATCTTCCTGTTTCTTTAGATTTAGCATAATCTATAGATGGGAACATTGCATACAATTTATCAATGTCAAAGTCAAAACCAGATATTGTAGTTGCTTCAGTTGGTAATTGAATAGCTCCACCTTGTAATGGGTGCATAAATCCAACCACTCTAATTTTAAACATAGAGTGTTTCCATTCTGTTGGAATACGATAAGCTATTACATCTAATAGATCACCTATTAATTTTTCATCATTATTATATTTAGCTTTTAATGCTTCAATATCAATGTTACCATTTTCATCTACTAAATCTGCAAAATACTTTTTAGTCCAATATGGTAATCTCGCTTCAAAGTGTTCAAATGTACCATCTGCTTTATATTTGATTTTTAAGTTATCATCAAATCCAACAGAAGATACGTTTACTAATGATGCACCAGGAAACTTTTGTTTAACAACTCTATTTCTAATAAGAGAGTGTAATACACTTTCATTATTTTTACCAAATGGAGGAAACCATAATGGTAATGGGAAATTATCATCAAACTCGCTACCTATTGTTTCGTAATACTGAGTAGGTAATTTATTATCTTTAGCAGATGCTTTCAATAATCTTTTTAAAGCTTTCTTATTAGATGTTTCAACTAATAAGTCATCAAAACTACTTTCAATATTTAAACCTATTAATTTCTTATATAAATCAGTTAATTCTTTGTGTGTTACACTATTAACATCACCAAATAATTTCTTAAGGTTTGGTATATGTTTTTCAGTATAAATCTCAGCATCATTTTTACCTGATACAATAAGTTTCATAATCTGAGTACCAAAGTTATTTTCATCTTCAATAAAGTGTGTAGGTACTTCTACTTGAAGTCCATATCTATTATTAGCTAGCTCTACACTTTTTACATCATCAGATTTAACAAAATCTTCTAATGTAGAATAAACATTGTGTGTACCATCTTTAATAGCTGAGTCAAAGTTAATAGCTACAAATTTACCTGTTTTGTTTTCAATTTCAATAGCTTTATTATAAACAGGTGTTAATCTATTTTTATCACCTAATACTTGTGGTATTAATAAAAATTCTGCTCGTTTAACTTGATATGGATATATTAAATTAATTGTTTTACCATCGATGGTCATTTGTTTATTATGATGAAAATCAAATGGTTTAATTGAACCAAATAAATTCCAGTATTCAGTATAAACATCAATTATTTCTTTATCGTTCATTGGTTCGTTATTTACCATTTTATTAAACATGAATTCATGTTCTGGTGTCCAACGATTTAAACCAACCATAATTTCTTTATATCTCTTAGGTGTAATAAATGATTGAGCATCTGTTAATGATGTTTTACTATAAGCATCTTTAATTTTAGATAACTTAGAATCTTTTTCAAATACTCTATCTAAGAAAGAATTAAATGTTTTATCTTGTGTAGTATCAACTTCTATATCTTTAATGTTAATAGTTAAATATGTAGGATTAATAATACTATCATCTAAGTGTAATATTGGAGACATAACTTGTTTATTACGTTTTTGCCAATCATCATTAGATTTATAATACACTGGATCTCCACTAAATAAAGATGTAAGTTGTGAATTAACTAATGTAGAATTATAAAAATATTCTTCTATTTTATTTTGTAAATTATTTTTAATCATTGAATTACTAAAATACTGTGAGGTTAATTCACCTTCAGTATTATATGATAGTAATGCAACATCTAATAACTTTTTAAATTCTTTTTGAAAATTACTTTCATAATATTCTTTAGCTAATTCTATAACTTTAGCTTTACCTTCACTTGTAGTTACATCAATAATTAATGCTTGTTTTTTACCATTTACTCTAGTATTCATAAATGGCGATAATATATATTTACTATTTCTATTTAATACATTTTTTACACCTTTAAATAGTTCTTCATTTTCTTTTACAAATTGCATTCTGTTATACTCTTGTAAAACAGTAGTATAAACATTATCCCAAAACTCAGTTGATGTTTTAGGTGATTTAATCTTTTTGAATGATACAAATGCACTTTGTGGAGAATCAGAAAATACAGGCATTCTGTACCAAGCAGTTGTTCTATTTTGGTTGTAGAATGCTTCAATTGTAAGTAACCTTAAATCAAAAGGTTCCATATTATTAAAGTCTAATTTTCTGTCTTCTATAAGTTCAGAACCATCTAATATATTATATTGAAAATCATTTACTGAAAAATTACCAGATTCAAAATCTCGTAACATAAATGAATTAGAATAAAATATATCATTTAAATATAATTCAACTAATTCTAGTTTGTTATTTTTTTTATTCTTTAATTCTGCTACAAATTCTTTTGCGAAGTTAGTATTAGAATGAGAAAATGTTTTAGTTGAGTTAATTGTCAAAAATGATTTTTCTGATTTATGTTTAGTAACAGGTACAAGCATTTTAGCTAATTTTTCTAAACGTGTACCTTCTTTATCTAATTGTTCATCTTGAATAGTAAATATATTCTTGTTATTTTTTAAATCAATAGTAACATCATATATAAAACTAACTAAGTCATATATTTTAGCTTTACTTACATTAGCAATGCTATCTATTTGTTCTCTACTGATATCAATGTTGTATTCTTTAAATACACTAGCTATTTCATCTATTACTTCATCTTTTAATTTAAAATCTTGAGTTTCAACATCTACAATATTATAGTTATTATTATTCTTAACTTTTTTCTCAAGCTCTTGCATTTTATTAGAAAATACATTTGCTTCTTCGACATTAATAATTTTATTAATGCCTGTTTTATCAAATTTAGAAGTTAATACTTTTGATTTATTGAACATTGATTTTAAATCTTCAATAATCAACATCTTAATATTGTTTCTGTTAGAGTTAATTATTCTAGCTTCTCCATTTACACGCTTCATGACAATGTAATTAGAATCAGATTTAGATGCAATGTATATAAATAGATTAGTTGCAAATTTAGAATCATTTAAAGCCATCTCATACACTTTATTGCTATAGTTAGAATAAGGTGCTAAGAACTTTAATTTCTTCATCATTTGTTCTTTATTATAAGTATCTGATATATTTTCAATTAAGAAATTACGTACAGTATTATAATCTTCAAAAGATGAATAACCTAAATCATCAACGTCGTCTTCTGACTTTCTTATAGATTGTAAAGCTCTTCTTAATTCAACTGAGAAAGATGTTTCAGATGATACTTCATTTGCTTTAAATTGCCAAGTGTAAGTAGATTCATTACTATTACTATCGTCTGTTTCAACATTATCTTCATCAGGGTAATTTTCATTATCATAATGATAATCATCATCTATCTTAACTGCATTTTTTCTTTTAAATTTAATGTTAATACCCATTGAGTTTAAGTCATTAATAAACTCAACCATTAATGGTAGTTCAGCATTTAATTTAAAATTAAGAATAGTTGATGAACCATTTAAGAAATCTAAATTATTTACTTTATCACCATTAGTTAAAGTGAATCCAGATTTAAGATCTGAATTATCTAAATCAATAAAGTTTCTTAAAAATGTATCATATGTATCTTCATAATAATTAATATCGTCTTGATCTAATCCTGAATCAGCAATTGCATTTTTATCTTGTGCTATTTTAGTAGCTAATATAGATACTAAGTTTTCAAAACCTAAAGTAGATATAATCTTAATATCAGATTTATCTTTAAATTGTTCTAGGTTTTTTAATTCGTTAATTAAATCAAAATAAAATAATTTAATATTAGCTGCTCTTTTCTCTTTTTCAAATACATCAATAGGTTTAGTGTTTCTCATAGAAAACGATGTATTCATCACTAAATTATTAATCTTAGAAGTATTAGTGTATTTTCCTTCATATGTATTTTTAAAGAATCTTTCTATTTTATTCTTATTAGAAAGATTGTTAAATATATTCTTAAACCAATCCATTAATCTATTAAATAAAGATTTTTCTTCTTTACTTGCTTTAGATAATGTTTCTTGGTTAAGTGCATATAATCTAAATTTCTCAGCTAAATATTCTTCTAATGCTATTTCTTCTAATTGTTCATTAGTAGCATTAGGATATAAAGTACTATAATAACTTAATTCAAATTCAGAAGGTGTGTATTCTTTTTTAGCAGCTGATAATAATTTAGACTTTTGTTTTTGCGATAAGAATAAATCAATAATAGCGTGAATAGCTTCGTGATACGAAGTACCTTCTTCTGTCTTAGTTAATAATGTAATTACAGCATCTTCATATATACCATATGTAATTAAATCTCCAAGTTGTTCTATTTCATCTACAAACTTAGTTTTATTAACTAGATTAGCAGGTAAAACTCTTTTAAGCCTTTCTAATTCTTTTTCTATATTAGCTAAAACAGTTTGTCTATTATTTGCAGATTTTTTTCTAGGTGCAAATTTTTTATTAGACGAACCAACTTGTTTAGTTATATCTTCTTTTTTAGTATTTGCAGTAGGTTGCTCAGCAACCGTTTCTGTAGATTCAACTTTCTTACCTTCTAATATTTCTTCTATTTTAGAATCATATTTTAAAGATATAAAGTTTTGTAATTCAGAACCTATTAATACTCCTGTATCAGTGTAGTTTAATTCAATAGGAATAATAGTGTAATCTTTTACTTTAATTCCATATTGATTAAAAAATAATCTACCATATGCAGATAATTGATTAGTGTGTTTTGTTCTATAATCTTTATCATAATTTGCAAATGATGTTGATGTTTTTAAATCAAATATACTTACTGAACCATCGTTATTAATTACTAATATATCTAATTCACCTGCAACTTTTAAATTGCTATCAAATACAACAATATTATTTGCTAATATATTATCTTTATTTGAATTAGATAATAATAGATTATTTACTTCTTCAAATATATTTACTAATTGATTATATGCTTTTTCATTCATACTATCAGGCTTAGTAATTCTTTTACCTGATATATAATCTCTAAGTAATGAATCAATTACAGTACCAAGTTCTGAACTAACACTAGAAGAACTTTGCATTCTATTAGGGTTAATTACATCACTTACTCTAGTAAATAGTTCAGAGTCGATAACATATTTGTTATCAACTTTATTATCTGCTACTCTTTCTTGGTTGTTTAATATTTTTTGTTTAATTGGTGTTTCTGCTTTTTCTTCTGTAAATCCAAAAGATGCAAAAAACGAATCATTATCGTATGCTTCTTCACTTTCAAATTCTTCAGTTGATTGTGTAGTATTAGTAAATTCAGTAGTTGTTGTTTGAGTTACAGGTTTCTTTTCTGTTGTTTCAGTAACATTAGTTTTCCATGTTGGATAATCAATAACAATATTACTATCTGTAAATCTTGATTCCATCATAGTAGATTCTAATGCATTTTTAGAAATTAAACTTGCATTATAATTACCTTTGTTAATTTGCTTAGATGATACTTGAACATAATCATTCATTAATATCTCTAACATATCTTCTTTAGAAACAAACAATGGTGTCTTCAAACGAATCATTTTACCTGTTTCTTTGTTAAATGTTCTAACTGTATAAAAAGGTAATTCAGGATTTCTTTCTGAATATCTAAATCTACTATATACGTATTTACTTAGTTCATCTTGTAATTCTTTAAAGTTAACATTTGGATCAGAAAATTTATCTAAAAGTTCAGATAATTTATTTTTTACTTCTTCAGCATTTTCTAATTGATTTATTCTTTTAACATTTAATTGAACAGGTACATAATTACCATTTGGTAATTTAGTCATTAGATAAACACCACCTGCACGTAATTTAGTTCTATCATAAAATATAGTAGACATATCTTGGATTGCTCCATTTGTCTCTAAATCAAGTATATTACCTTTTTTAACTACTACTCCAAATATAGGAGATTCATTTGGTTTTAATACTTCTGATAATGGACGTAATGTACTTACATTAATTTTACCAGTTATAATAGATTTAACTTTAGTTGTTACAGGTAATGTAACTATATCTGAACCTTTTAATTTTAAAAGTTCTTTACGTACGTTTCTTAGTGAATCACTTAATTGTACATTTTCTCCTTTTTTATTCTTCCAAACATCAGCTCTTAGTTTACCAACTAATACTCTATTTGTTTCTGATTTGTTCGCAGAGTTACCATCTTTATAATATACTAAATATACTATAAAGTTACCATCTGTAACAGGTGTTGTGCTATTTTCAAAGTTAACACCAATTCTATTTAAATCTTCATTAGTTGTTTCAAAATATATTTCTTTATCTTGAAGCTCACCATTTTCGATTAATCTAATTCCTTCTGCAAATCTTGAATCGTATTTATCATTTATTGATCCATCTTTGTTTCTTTCTCTTTGTAAAATAGGAATATTATCCACATCTGAATTAATTGCTTGTTGTAATTTTTCAAATACAGATTCTGTTCCAGTTTCTTTTTCTTCTAATGAAGTAGCTTCAAACACAATAGATGCTTCAATAGCTTCTAATTCTTGTGTAAGTTTTCTTTCAATTTCTTTATTGATCTCAGAGAAGAAATCTTTAATTTCTTTTATGTTAGTAGAAGCATTTTCATTAATTCTTTTTTCTTCTAATTCATATTTATTATTTAAGTATAATTCTAAATTTTTAGCAGAAATATTTTTTACTTCAGTAGCTTCAGGTATGTTATTTAAATTTCTAGTTGAACCAGGTTCTATTACATACATTCTACCGTTAATAATACGTACATCTCTACCGTCTTTAGTTTTACCTAAATAATTATCATATTGTTTATTATCAACAATTTCTTTATCTTGTTGCTTTAATGCTTCTAATTGTTCTAATTGTTGCTTAGCAGCATTGTTATTACCATATGCTAATTCAATTAATTCTTCTGTAGAATTAAAATCAATGTTTAATTTTTCTTTAAGTCTTTGTTTTTCAACTCTTGCTAATGCAGCATTATTTCTCCATCTACGAAGGATAGTATCAGCAAATGATTCTCTAGTAGTAAAATCTACATTTAAAGCTTTTTTACCTTGTCTATCTGCTGCAGATTCTAGTTGTACTTGTCTATCATTTTCATCTTCAAACTTAGATAAAGCATTATCTAATTCTAATTCATTAGTTGCTTTATTTACATAATCTTTTTTAGCTGCAAAGTAATTCTTATAAATCTTTTTATATTTTTCTACAAGATTTAAATTGTCAATATTTGCTTCATATAGTTCGTCAAATTTTTCATTTGATTCTACTTTAGCTTTATTAATATCACTTAATTCTTTATTTAATTCACTAGCTTTAGTGTTAAAACTTTTAATTAAAGGATTTCTACGATTTACTTTTTCTAATTCTGAAATACCTTCTAATTGATCTATTTCATTTAATGAATTATCTAACTCACTTTTAAGAGTAGTTAATTCTTTTAATTTAGCTTTATAGTCATTATCCAAATGATATTGATTAACTCTATTGGAATACATAGCAAAAGGATAAGCTTTCTTATCGTTTAATGGTGCTATATTTTCTTTGAATATCTTTTGATAATTATCAAAATGTGATACTAATTCTTTTACAGTTTGTTTTTGATCGTCATTAAGTTGTTCATTTTCAGATAATTGATTATATACATCACGTAAATCTTTCCATGTATCGTTTCTAAATGATTCATACGCATTGTATGCCATTGTTTGTAAACGAATTTTCTTAGCACCTTCTATATCACCAGCATTTTCTAATTCTTGTGCTTGGTGTAACATAGCAATATTATGAGTAGAAGAAAGTATATTAGAAGATTGATCTGCAGGATTATTATATAATGCTTTTACATTATCAATAAAATCTTTTTGTTCAGCATATTTTTCTCTGAGATTGGTGTTCTTACCTTTGTACCATTTAGTATTTAAATTTGATATACCAGTAGATATTGATGTTTGACCAATACCTCCTATAGCACCAAGTATCATAGATGTTTTTAATTCATCTTTATCTACATTTTGCCATATATTATCAAAAGTTAACTCTTTACCTTGTAATTGAGTTTTACCTGTAGCACCAGCAAATACGTTTACACCTTCTTCTAATGCTTCTTGTGTTCCTTCTTTAAGTAAATCTAAACCAGTTTTTTTTGACATAAATTTACTAGGTTCAGTTATAACTCTACCAACACTATTCATTAATGTTTTAGGAGACTTTATAAAATGTCCTGCTGAAGTTAAATTCAATGCAACATTAATGTAGTTAGTCATCATAGCTGTTTTAGCAGCAGATTCTACATTTTCTTTTGCTTTAGTTTCAGCCATTTTCATAGCTGTATTTTGATCGTAACCTTCTTGTGTATTTTGATAATACAATCTATTAAATTCTTGAACATATGAGTTTTTAAGAAGCTCGTTAGCTTCCATAGCACCTTCGATACCAGTTAATGCTGTAGCAGTACCAACTTGAGCAGCAGCTTGACCTAAACGTGAAGCTCCACCTATTTTACCTAATACAGAACCTATTCCCATACCTGTAATAGCAAATGAAGCCATAGAGTTAACCAGGCCACTCATATTTTCCCAATTAATTACTTTATTTCTAGGATCACCATATAACGGTAATGATTCATTTACTGAATCAATCCAATTATCCATAGCTTGTGAAATAGCGTTACCATCAGGTTTAGCAGTAACTACATCTTCTAGTAAAGCAAATCCTTTAATTACTTCAGGTACAATATTACCAAGCAATCTACCAGTGGTAGCACCTAAAGATTCCATAGTAGATTGGTTATCAGAAATTTGTATTTTTTCTGTATCACCAAACACGTTAGGATCTACACCTGATAAATAATCATCAGCTTGAGAGTAAGATTTTGTTTCAATCAAATTCACAGCAGGTGAATAAGATTTATTATTTTTAATTTTAAAATTCTCTGGAATACCTGTATTTTGTTTAACAGGTAAATTTGTTATTGGGTCTAATTGTTCACTCATTATTTTTTATTTTATCTTCCGTTATTATATCCGTAAAAATTTCTTAAATAATCCATATATGTTTTTGTAGTAGTTGTACCTTCTGAAAATTGAGCTGTACCAGAATTAATTGCTTTTTTAGCTTCTTCTAATGTACTAGCGTTTTCAATCATTCTCATTGTGCTATATGGAACTGTTGTAGATGAATATGTATCATCTTGATTCTGATTTAAATTCAATTGTTTTTCAAGGAAAAAGAATTTACCATCTATTTCTTTAACTCCAGTAAATGATTTACTATTTAAATCAAATTCATTTAACTCATTACTTTTATCTATATAATAACTAACGTCTTCTCCATTTCTACCTTTTCTAACTTTATTACCAACTATTTCATATATATTACCTTCTTTATCGACAGCACTATATACTTTATGTCCTGCACCATATTCAGGATGGTCAACTGTTATACCTGATTCATAAAATTCTAAATCAGCTGGTACATTAGAAATAGTTGATGTTTCATATTTCATTTCTCCATTAGAACCTTGTTTTCTTATTTGCACAGAATTATTATTAAATGCATTTAATTGAGCTACATTATATTTCTTTTGTGCAACTTCAACTGGTGCTTCTTCTACGTTCCAAGCTGTAGAATTTGTTGATTTAGCTAAACCACCAAGTGTATTTAATACATCAGTATCATTTAACTCCATTGTTGTAGAACCTTGAGGTACTGAATTTTTATGTACTATTCTAGCAAGTTCAGTTTGTGGATCAATTACTTTTATATAATTACTTCTTACTTCTTTAAATTCTTGTTCGCTAGGTTTATATTCTTCCCAATCATTCATTGGTAGATCTAACGCCATACCTCCACTTAATGCTGCTGCATCTGTACCACCAGTTTTAACAGTTTTGTTTTTTCTAAACAATTTACCATTCTCTATTTTATATTCATCACTATTGCTAGAAGATGAAAAAGGATTAAACACTGGTGTTCTTGGTGCTATTCCTTGTGAAGTTTTATCTGGATCTATATAACCAAATCCTTCTCTCATATCTGTATAAGATGCTCCAATATCGTATTTTCTATGTGCTCTTGATAATGCTTGTGCAGCAATCATATTTTGTACTTCTTGATCTATAGGTGCTCCCCATGCGTTTCTAACTGACATATAATCTCTTACTTTAGGATTACTTAATACAGCAGCAGTAACTAATTGCATAGCTCTATCTGCTTGTATTTCAGAAGTAACGTTTCCTTTTTTGTACATATATTTACCTGTAGGATTACCATTAGCATCTTTAGCTGAATATAAAACACTACCATCTGCTAGTGAATACCCATTTGCATTTATATCAGCACCTGCTTTAGATATTATATTTTCTAAATCAGGATTTTCTCCAAGTAAAGGACTATTAACAGCAGAAGATCTACCATTATAATAATCCTCAAAGTTTCTACCTTGTAATCTATTTTGTTGATAATATTGATATGCTCTATTTCTATCACCTAAGTCTTTAATATCAGATAATGATTTTTCATATTCTACTTCTTGATTGTATGCACCTTCAAGGTATTGAATCTTTCTTTGCATATCTTTATTATAAATAGCTTTCATCATTTCTGTTTTAGCACCTTCAAGATTATCTTCTTGTAGTAATTTAGCAATATTACTTGATGCTTCACTGTAATAATTAGTTACATCCATTGCTTCTTGTTGATGCCCCATATCATAAGAGTTAGGTTTAATATAATTAAACTTAGGTAACATATTAGCATTAGCAGCAACTAATTGGTCGTAACCTTGTTGTTTTTCTTTTAGTACGTTATACATCATATTTGCATCTAA